ATGGATCACTAATCACGGTGTAACTTGGACTGTTGATCGTTGTAAAACGATTTATACAGACTTTGTTAGATATAAGGCAGGTATGCCTTTAGTCGGCACCTGGTATTCCAAAAATCATCTTGGACTACCAAAAGGTGTGATTTCTCACATCTTTAAGTTGGCCACTTCAAGTAAGCGGAAACGCTTTTCCTGTAGTGTCTTGCTTCGTGCTTACACTTGTTATATCTCTGATAAGGTTACTGAAAAACAACTCAGTAAATTCTTATCTGGGGTGACTAGTGAGGATATCGTCATTCCTGACAGTATCCGAAACGGTGTTCTTGGAGGTATACGTGACATAGGTGGACCGTTTTTAGTCGAAAGATTTCAACAGTCCTATATATCTTATGTTCCCTCTCCCAGTCGCAGAGTGCCACTTTACAATGGCAAAACTGCAGCTGAGGATACTCACTGGTATACTCAATGGTTAACCATTAGGTATACACCAACTGGTAGGTACTTAGAAGATAAGTACCCCGCCATCTTCACCAAAGTTTTCTCTGGTTTTCTTAGAGAAATCAAAGGTGACTGCTGGCCTCCACAGTCCACCGTGGATGCAGTTGGTAAGATAGGTCTCATTCAAGAGCCCGGCTATAAGCTTCGTGCTGTGGCCAACCCTAATAGGGTTTATCAAATAGCTCTAAAACCGCTTGGTGATGCAATCTACAAGACTGTGCAACAATTGCCTTGGGACTGCACCTTCGATCAGTCGAAAGCTATTCCAGTAGTACAAAAACACTTGCAAGCGGAATCACGCTGCTATTGCATTGATCTTTCTGGGGCAACAGATTATTTTCCTCTGTCTCTTCAGTTAGACCTTTTGCATGTGTTATACCCCAATATGAGAGATTATATTGATCTTTTTCAAGATTTATCTAGAAGTAATTGGATAATGGGTGACACAACTATCAAGTGGACGAAAGGTCAGCCTTTAGGACTTTTCCCTTCATTTGGGTCATTCGCTTTGACTCATGGTATGTTGCTTTATTACCTGAATTCGTATTCTCATAACAACGAGTTTTACGTGTTAGGCGATGATGTGATAATCCTTAATGATAGTTTAGCTGCCAAGTATTTGGAAACACTCAAGATTATTGGGTGTCCCATTTCTGAAGCCAAGTCTATTACTTCGCGGAAGATTGCGGAGTTTGGTGGTAAAATCATATCGAAAGATGTGGTCGAACCCCAATTGAAGTGGCGTCATATGTCTGATGATAACTTTATTGAGATCATCAAACTACTTGGTATGCGTGCGATGCGACTACTACGTCCTCAACAACGTAAAGTTGTTAGATCCATTCACGACATCCCAGATTTTCTTGGGGGAATCGGTTTTAATCCGAATGGTATCCCCTTACAGGATAGGATAGAAAAATATCTTACTCTGTTCGGTGAAGACGTCAGTACCTTCCTTATGAGCTATGACCGCAAGTTTAACCAATTCTTTAATGAAGAGGTTGCACCTGCTGATAATCGTTTAGCGTCCCAATCTTGGGATGGGTCTCGATTACCTGATCTCGACCAGAGATCAGCTGCTCTTGTATCCAAATACCTTCCACTCTTTGCAGAAATGTACGGTGTGATGGGTACTAATCTATACTCGGT